TTTATCAGAGGAACATAATTTACATTTTCATATAATAATACATCCAAAACCTACTGAAATGGATTCTTCTGGTAAAAGAAAACCTCCACACCCTTATAATTTACATTTTCCATAATATTTTATTTTATTCCATTTGTAAACATTTCTCTCTTCAAAGTCTCCATTGCCGTTGCATGGTCTAAATCCTCTCGAAGCTCATTATACTTCTTATTGGTTTCTCTCAAATTCCACGGACAATTAGCCTTTGTAAGCCAATAAATGAAATTATTATTCAATGTCAATGAGTCCAACCTGAAATCCTTTTGCTCCTGCGTTAATTCTATTTTTGCCATTATGCTATTTTTGTTAATTTAAAAGTTGCTGCTATCTCCTCAGAATACTGAACTTGGCTCCTAACAACTACATGACCAAACCTGTTTTTCTTCTCAGGGATAGGAACATTATCTTTGTCCACCAATGTGAAGTTAAACAATATTTCTCCTTTTGATACCAATCTCAAGAAGTTCCCTGACTCTGTTTTGTAAACACCTCCGATAGTTGCATTCATTTTTTTTCTTTTAGTTTGTTGTAGTAATAAATTATTGTTTTAGCTATTGCTTCATTTAAATCCCTACTAGATATTATTTTGTTGTAAAAAGTTATTCTACCATTATTGTTGACTTCAATATACCATCTTTGTTTGGAAATAATTGAAAAATTAGTTTCACCTTTTCGTTGCAAATAACTAAATTCACTAATAGGATAAATTGTAATTCCATTTTTAAGAACCCAATATATTTGCTCAGGACTAGCTGTTTTTTGTAATAAATTCGATTTTTTTTTCAAGTTTACTTTTTTCTAATTCATGTTTTGCTTTTATCTGTACTATTTCCAATTCCAAAAGTTTATTTTCGGATTTTAATCGCTCAATATTCTTTTCGAATTGGACAAACTTTACAACTGCTGCTCTACAGATAGTTTCTAATATTCCACAGTACGATTGAATTCTCCAAATACTTTTTAGTAACAAATTCAATTCAGTACCTCTAGCATCATCTTTTTTCAACTTACCAATCCATTCCATAAAAGCATCCTGCAGAAGCAACAAATCATCTTCTTTCTGTTGCTCCAATAAATACTGCGAAGCATCAGCATATTCAAAATATTTTCGCTCTTGCTTTAGTTTTTCAAATTCCCATTTTGCAATTGATTTTTCTTCTTTAGTCATAATACTTTATTTTAGAACGGGAAATCTATATCATCTTCATCATTATCAAACAACGATTGCTTAGCTGATTGTTCATTTGATATTAATAATGCTTTTGGAGTTTCATTAATATGATTTGCATAAGTTTTATTCCCTGCATTATCCCAATAATATCTTGATAAGGTTGAATCGTAAAAAAACGTACATTCCCCTTGTTTTGCTACCGTTTCCGGTTTTGCTTTATAAGTAATAACACGTACCTCATTAAAACTTCCATCCACCCTATGAACAGTATTCATACATTTTCCAGAATCAAACCATGTTGGGCCTCCTTTTAAATCATAAGGGTGTGGAGGTTTTCTTTTACCAGAAGAATCCATTTCAGTAGGTTTTGGATGTATTATTATATGAAAATGTAAATTATGTTCCTCTGATAAAGCATTTCTATATTCTAAAACATCCTCTAAATATAAATCATCTCTAGTAATAGATTCACCATCCCGACCAACATATCTTTTCATATCCTTCCAACTATCAATTGTCGCAGTATGTAAGCCTTGTTCTTTTTTTATTTGTACAGCCCAATCCCAAAAATCGTAAGGGGTCATTTTATTTTTAGTGCTTTCTCTTGTAACAATTAAAAAATGTTCTAAAACCCAATGCAATTTATTGTCCACTTCTTTTTCTGATATATAGTTTGAATTTACATATCTTTTATCAAATGTTTTTCCGGTCAACTTATGTATAATCTTAGATATAACTATTTCTTTTTTTCCAATATCAGGAACATACATTAAATGTTTCCATCCGTAAAACAAAGAAGTATTTAAAAGCATTTCTAATACAAACTCACTTTTTCCTGACTGAGGCACTCCTGTCCAATCCGAACAACCCGGCAAAGACATTGTGTAGTTTTCGTGAAATAAAGGAAACCCAAGATAAACCCCCCTTAAAGCTCCTTGCTCCCGATACTTCATTAAACTATCTCTAGTATCATTATAAGTTGCAATTCCAAATCCTTTGTTTAACATATAAAATTATTAATGATTAATATAAACTCCTTTTTTTTCAGCAACAGGTTTCATAATTAATTTACCTTCTCTTTTTGCTGTGCGAATCCAATTCTTTAGAGTTAATTTCCATCCGTTCTCTGTAGTAGTATTGCCTTTCTCTGACCAAACTAACGCTGAATCAATATAAGCCCTTAAATCAACACCCGCATAATCTTTCACAAATTTAGAATCAGAAGCTAAATCATTTCTTAGCGTTTCATAATTACTCCAAATACAATCTCTAAAGTAAATCTTTTTAGAACCTGATTCTTTCTCGACAACCTCCTCTTTTAGTAATTGCTTAATCTTAAATTTTATCACCTTGGAATCAGGAAAACAATCATTTGCTTTTTCATAAGAACTAATCCAATTCTGTAGTTTTTTTAGCTGGCTCATAATTTAATTTCTTTACCGTATTTATCTATCTCAATTGTTCCTCCACTAAAAGGACAATACTGCTTTTTAGGTTTTGGCAATAAATCCTGATACTCATTTTTAATTTTTTCTGCTATTGCATCACGAATAAATTAAGCTACATCAACATTATAAGATTTCATTTTTTGAAGTGTATTCAACTGAATCTCTGAAATCCGAATAACCTTTGTTTTAGTGTATTTTTTCATAATTGTAATACATTTATAACGCATAGCCAATAGTTATAAACAATTATAGCCGAACTAACTCTGGAGAAAATTCGCCTGTATGTTTACATCTTTTTAATTCAATAATTTCTCTAATTGCAAAAGCAGGTTCAGGAACTGGGTCTGCTGATATTGTTGCTCTTGTCAATTGCAATTCATATAAAATACCGTTTTTAGGTTCAAAATCAGTATCGTTATCAATACAATCTGTAATTAATTGTATATCATATTGCAAGTCTAAGTTATCGTTTATTACACCAGCTAAATGCAAGTGATATCCATCTGTTTCAGCATTGAAATCTTCATCTTGGTAATAATTTACTATAATCATAAAATAACTGTTTATAACAACTACTACAAGCAATAGCTTCAATAGTCATTGGGTTAATAATTGGTTTGTGCTTGTTTTTGTTCGGTCAAACTCCGAGGATTTGGCTTGTTTGTCCGCTACTGCTTGTAGTAGCAAAAGTTATCTTTAATTGCTACGTTTATCTTCTAAATGACGTTTAAAAATTTCAACTAACTCTTTTCTTGTTTCAGCAGTTTTATTCTCAAACATATCTTTTGTATCTTGAAATCTACTATCACGCCACATGTAAGAATTAGTATTGTTGTTTGCGTAAAATTGTATTTCGGTGTTATCAAAAATAATTTCTTGAATCTCATCTGAAAATAATGCTGACATACTTGAAGTAATATTCATAAAATTTAGTTTATTTACCCGCAACTAAAGATAACAGGTGTTTGTAAATACCAGCCGAAAATAAAATGCGTGTAGGCTGGCATCTACAAGCACCGAAAAGTTGGCAGTAATGCTACGAGACATCACTAACCAAATCTATTTCGTTAAAAATCCGATTAATAAAACACGGAATACTTTCATCGTTTTGTTGGCTTATATATTTTGACCAGCCGGGTTCATAATTAATTGTTGAAAAAGAAAAAACATACTCAAAAACATAACCGTTACCGTTTGTGTATAGGATTACATTTATTATTTTAGGATTCAAACGCTCTTTATATTCAGGATGAAATAATTCTTTTTTCAAAGGAGTATTGATAATATCTTTTAAATCCATCAAAGCCCAATAGGTATTTTTAAATTTTTCGTTTTTTTCTATTGGATAGTCTGTATTAAAATTCAACATTCTGGATTTTCCTAATTCAATTCTTTCTTCTTTTCTCCATTTTACAACGGGTTTGTAAGGGGTTTTGAAAACAGCATTAAACAAGCAATTTTTAATAAACCCGTTTAAAACATTGAAACTAAAAGACCCATTTCCAATATGATTTTCGCAAACAATAGGAAAAGGAAAACTACAACTGTGGGAATTTGCAGAATAATCAAAAATTTGTTTTGAAACACCGTCTTTTGTCCATCTATCAGTATATTCATCATACTTATTACCAGTTTTTAAAAACCAGTTTATCATCTCCATTTCAATTTCTAATGGATAATAACCATTCAATAATTTTGTAAAATCTATTTTCATAATAAAAAAGTTAATTGTTAAAAGCACTACTGCCAACATACGCTTGTAGCTATATGCAGAAACTCCCTGCTTTTATTCACGATTTCGGTGGCATACAGCTACAAGCTACACCGTTAAGAGCAAGTTTAAACCAACTGCACCCAACCGAAAGAGACTAAATCTTCAACCGAATATTCCATAAAAGGAACTGCATACCCTTTTGAACGTAAATAATCTGTAATATGCTGAATAGTTCTTGGATCAATTCGGTTCTCAAAATTCAATTTACATTCTTCGAGCCAATATTTAATAAGTGATCTACCTACCAATTCCCTATTATCGTAAACAGTATTAGGATATGAATTTTTAAAATATGCCTCAACTCTTGTGTCTGATGCTCTCCATATTTTTTCAACTGCTAAAGAATCTTCTTTCGTGTAATTTGACAATGATTTCAATACTATAAACTGTTTTTCAATACTTTGAGTTCTATTACTCCAGTTTTCGTTTTTAGCCAAACTATGTGGATATAATTTATAATCGACTTGATTTCCAACAAAAGATAATATATCCTGCCCCCAATATTGAGCAAAAAACCTGCTCTTAACACTCGCTACAAGCGATTCGGGTATTATTTTTGAATTTAATGATTTGTCCATTTTTGTATTTATTTGTGATTATTAGATGACAGTTTTGTACTTTTCCCAAACCGCTTGTAGCGAGGGGACGTTAGTAGCAAGACTAAAGCAACTGTATCTCACAGATTTCGTAATCCTCATAACTAGAACCACAATCACAGAAATTTTGGCTTTCGTTATTACAACTTGCAGCTGTACAGGGCTCAGAATCATCAAGCCATTCATAAAAATCATCACTTGTGTTTTCAAGTAATTGTTTTACTGTTACTGTTATATCGGCTTTTTCACCCTCAGTATTTTTAAATACAATTTTTACATAATCTTCTAATTTCATTTTGTTTATATTTTTTGGTTAATAATTTACGTTATAAGTCCAGCTACTAACATTTGCTAGTAAAAATGGCTAGATTGAGCACACTTGTCAGGACTTGGTTTTATTGGGTTTATTAGTGTTTTGTCAGTAATTATTAGGTGTTTTGAGCACGCCACTTCTACTAGCAAAAGACCGTTATGCCTTATTTTACAGAAAGTAACCGTTCAACTTCTCTTAAAGTATTCGCATCTGATTTTCTTACTAATTCAGCTAAAAAATGAGCCTTTGAATTTACATAAATATCATCTTCTTTTTCTTGTTCGGTAAATACTTTTTTTCTTGTTGAACTATCAATTTTATAAAGCATACTTCTTTTATTTATAGTTCTACCAAATTGACAAATATATTCCTTTTCATTTTCTTCAATGATTTCTATTTTAACAAAATGTTCTTCATAAAAAGGCGCATTTCTTCTTACACCATCTTTTTCATAAACTCGTCTGTTTACGTCGAAATGATAAAAACAAGGCATAACAGCGGTTTTGTCGCATTGTGGCACTTGGGCATTTTTTGAAATTTTAGTCATAATTTTAAAAATTAGTTATTATTTGTTAAGTTTGGTCTTAAATCGCCACAACGACGACAAAGCCACAGGACGTTATCAGTAATTATTCAGAAACTAACTGCTTAATATGAACGTGTTCTTTTTTGTTTAAATTTGGCCAGCAATTTTCTGAACCATAAAGTATAAATAAATCATTCTGCCAAAGTATTTGATATTCTCCATAAACATATCCATCTTCATTGTCTGAATTTGGCGGGGAAATTAATACTATTTCACTTGTTTCTCCTTGGTAATTGTTTGTTCCTTTCATCTTTGTGAGTATTATAACTACTGGTAACATATGCTACACAATAGCTGGGTTTCGAGTTAAATTTAAAGTTTGTTTTGCACCTTTTTAATCTGTCATTATCCGAAGTCTGGGTGTGTGCTTGCTCCAGCCATCGTGTAGCATCCGCCGTTATGGTGCATTGTTCGATCATCATTAATAAGAACTATTTCTTCTTAAGTCTGAATTTAGATAGTTGTTTATTTTGTTTATCCACTCTTTTAGATAAAATTTCTATAAACAAATTATGTACCTGGGTAAATTCATCTTCATCCATTTTTAAGGTAATTAGTCCTACGGAAAAAACAGTTGTTCTTTCAAATTCTTGCGCCTTGGCTTTTTCTAATTTATTTTTATTATCTGCTAAAACACTTGACAACTCGTTTAATTCTTTTAATAATTCTTCCATTTTGATTTTTTTATTAGTTGTTAATTTCTTTGAAATATTTTATTACATCATTTTTCCAATCAAAATTTTCTTGAATGTAAAATGAATTTTTTTCTGTAGAATTTGAAACAGGTTTATTAGGTTCTTTCTTTAGCCTGATAGCTTTTAAATGCACATTCAAATCGCTTAATTTGTTTATTTTTATTTCGGGATGATTATTCCCGATATAAGTAAGAAATCCATTTACATAGGTTCCTCTTTGTCCATATTCGTACATTCCCATAACGTTTTGTTTTAGCGACCCACAACGCACCATAACAGTCGTTTGTAGCAAGACTACGTTGTCTTGTGTTTGAGTGGTCGGGTTTAATTTATAAATTGTTTTTTTTCTTGTATAATTTGTCTTGAATCAACGTCCTGCTACAAACGACAGAACGTTAGGCGATATTTGGACACAACTCATTTAACAAGTTGAAAGACTTATTGAAATTCTCAAATATTGGTTCGATATCGTTTCCTGTACTTTCTCCATTCAAGAAAAACTCACATTTGATGCCTTTTTCTTGGCACAAATATTTTATAGCAGAAACAAAGTCAGGACTATTTGAATAAAAGTCTATTGATTTATTTAACGACAATGATTTTTGCGCTTGTATCACTTCATTTAGTGGGTGTAATTGATGCCTACACTTATCTTCAATGGAAATTCCGCAGAAAACACGAATATAAACATCGCCTAACATCGGTTTGCACGCATTGTGGCATTGGTCTGTATTTGAAATAATTTCGCTCATTTTAATATTATTTTTAATTTGTTAGTATTAGGCTCATTCACCACAACGACGAGCAAGCCGAGTGGCGTTAGCGCTCAGTTTGAGTAGTAGTATCAATAAAAAAATTTATAAAACATTTTGAACTACAAAAGTGAATGCCTTTATATCTAGCTAAAGAGATTAATTTTTTATTTTTTAAATGATTATTAATAAAAAGAGTATTGTCCTCGGCTCCTATTTCCAACCATTCATCAATTTTTATATTATTAGTCTCATTTCCACATTCGTCATTATCGCATTTATAAGTTGTTATTTTCATAATTATTGGTGTTAAAAAGCCGAAGTGATAACAGCTAGTATAGCTCACTAAGGCAAAGGTTATTAATTTGTTTAATTGTCTGTATTTGTGTGATTTTGGCAACTCCGAAACATAACGCTAGTTTAACCCTTAGCGAGCCATACTAGCGGAACGTTAACAGTAACTTTATGAGCAACTGTCTTTTGAAATTGGGTTTGGAATATTTGCCCATTTTATTATTTTGTCGTGTTCTTTGTAATCGTATGTATGAAAACTATCTGTAATTGCAGAATAATAACCATAACATATAAATTGACCGTCAAATAATAAAAGATGACTTCCAAAATTAGGTTTTAATTTTTCAACTTCAACCCAAGTAATTTTGTTTGATTTTAGCTTTAAACTATTAATTCTTCTCTCGTGGTCGCTTAATTTTTCAAACTTTACTGCATAATGTAAAATTGAATTAATAAAAAACAAAGTTGAAAAACCAACTAAAAAAACTCCAAATCCTAAATAATGTTTATCAATTGCAATACAGCCAATTGAAAAAACAAGTAATCCTGAAATAAATAAAAAATTTTTCATAATTAAAAAAGATACTGTTAACACCAGTTTTGCAAGATTGCTGGGAAGTGATTAATTTGATAGTTAGTGTGTACTTGCAATGCACTTTTTAAATCGAAGCGAAGTTTTGTATTTTCAGCAACCTCGCAAAGCTGTAAACGTTATTAAACGAGAAAACCGCTTATTATTAAATCTACTTCTGACGTTAGATTTTCATAATAGCGGTTCGCTAGTTTCTTATGATGTGAAAGTTTATAGTCAGAAGTCAATCACATGGCAAATATATAACTTTTGTTTAAACTACCAAACAAAAGTTTATTTTTTTTTTTTAAACCCACCAAATTTTTTCTTTATACTTTCTGAATAACCAAATTATTAAAACAATTATACCTAATCCCAATACCCAATAATACCAAGGCCAAGGAATAGCCTTTTTTTCTGTCTCCTTTTGCTTATTATAAGTTTTTGATTCACTAGTGCCTTTCACATCTTTTTGCTCTTTAGAGGCTTTGTTTTCCTTTGTTTCAGAATAAACTTTAGAATCAGTTTGAGTATTGTTGTTTTGAATTGTCTTTTTGATTATTTTCTTGGAATTATTCAAAACAATCTTTTTTCCATCCTGATCCACAACAATAGCCTCCTTGGTAGGGTCTTCCGGCTGATATGTGGTTTCCTCTACAATTGTTTGATTTTTATCATCAACTTTTACCGTAGAACTTTGCTTCACATTTGTATCTGATTTTTTTTCCAGAATAGAGTTGTCAATAACTGTAGATTTATTTTCCTCTTTGGTAATATCTACATTTGACTTCCTGGCTCCACATGATATTAAGAACATCAATGATGTTAAGATTAAAACTATATTTTTCATACTATTGAATTTAAAAATTTATTATAATATCCACATATCAATTCAGCTTTATCTAGTCCATTTATAATTCGTCTTGCATTTACTGGATCTGTTTTATCTTGATTGAAATAATTACTTAACTTAACACCGGTATAAAGCCCCGTATTCATAGCATAAAAAGTGGCCCAGATTGACGGCTCTTCCTGCAGAAGCAATTCTGGATTATTTACAAAATCCCATCCTTTTTTATTGGCTTTTGTGAGTTTTAAATAAATATCTCTCCAAGTGTTTTGTGTATGTCCTCTACCGAAGAAAATGTGAATAATATCTGAATAAGGCTTATTGTTATACCAAACTCTTTTTCCATACCTTTTATCTTTGCCTTTTCCATATTCTTCTATAGGAAGCATTGTTTTATCAGTTTCATGCCATACAGTAGCTAAAATGTAGGCTAAATGCCTTTTATCCTTACCATCCCATTCATCAAAAAACAAATTAAACGAATCTACTTGGCTTTTTTTCAATACACCAAAGTATGATTTTATAAGGCCAAACGTGGCGGGTCTATTTACAGTCATAATTATTATTTTTTATTGGCTTTCTTTCTTCGCTCTTTCCTAATATACCATTGATTCGTAATTCGTCTTTTTTAACTCCGCTCATTATCCTGTCAGCTATTTCTACGTTTAAATTAAACTCTTTGTTCTGGTTAACCAGTTTTTTCAAATTTTCAGCCTTTATTTGACGGTCAAGCTTCCAATTACTGTAGGAATGCTGCACTTTTATAGCCATCATGATGGCTCCTAGTATTAGTAATAAAAGTTGAAAAAAAGATGTTGCATCTGAAATACTGAAAAACCCGTCAACTACCTTCTTAATCACGTCGATAAGATTGTAACCTGAAACGAAGAATAAGAATAAGTTAGCAGTATTTGCGAAATATTTTAGTGATTCCAAGGGCTAGGGCTATTTTAAGTAAAACAAAACCTTGCATATCATTTATAGCAAGGTGAATAAGGTCTAAAATTGAAAGAGTGATAAAGCAACTAATTATAAATCTTAGTAAGCTATCTTTTACTCCTTTTAAGGCATAAAAACAAAAGACTATGATTATTACCGAGTTGGATATATCTTTCAAAATGTTGCATAAAAAGCGTGAGTGGTCCGGTACTAAATACCACTCGTAGCTAGTATTGCTATTGTAAAATATCGCTTTTATTTCGGATATGAATAAAAGCGATATTAATAACCAGTGCCTACTTTTCATCTTTCTTACCAGGAGGTGGATTTGATCCTCCTAAGTCTTCTGCCTTAAATCCAGATACATTGTGATCCTTAGTCTTTATACCTGTCCATATAAAGGATATAAAGGCACAAACTAAGCCTATTTTTTGCAAAAACTCAGGCATTTCAGTAACTTCTAGTTGAGCCAATGCTGTAGGCACTAAAGATATTGCCGTCATCAAGCTTCCTAGCGTTGTTTTCCAATTTTTCATATTATATTTGTTTTAATTGATTACATTAATGCGCCACCCAGCTTGACCCATTCCAAAATACAGGGCATTTAATTGCACCTCCTCCCACTACTGTTGCTAAATAAGACGGGGCTAAAGCATCGGATACGGTAGCGTAAGCTGTGGACGTGTCTGGTGTAGGCAGCGTGGCTACGGTAAACATGCCTAAAACTAGACTACCATTTACAGTAGTGGTGTTATAATCTATGGTCATAGCTGTCTTAGCTACTCCACCTCCAGACGCGGAGTATTTGAACTCAAAAGATTGCCCTGTCGCAGGTAATGGATTTCCATTATCACCCACCTCAAATACCATTACGCCTTGATCCTCGATAGTTGACCGTCCATATATTGCCCAGTAGTCGCTATCGTTCATTTTCTGGGACAATTTATGAGCCGTTGATCCGGTTAAGTTAGGAGCTATTGCTATCCCTGCAAAATCTGACCTGCTTATATTCACAATATTTGTTCCATTAAAGAAAAATTCTAAAGCCAATCGACTGTCTATTCCGACACTTGTTGGAGCATAAGAATTTAACCAAATTATTCTATTATCCCATCCATTCAAAAGCCTTGTAGATGTTGTTGCTTGTATAATTAATTTAATAGTTACTCCAACTCTCATGTTTGAAAAAATCAAAGAAGAAACATCTCCTGTAAGATTTACCTCGGCATTGTTTGCAAAGTTATAATCAATAGTTAAGGAAGAGTTATAACCGAAAGATTGGTAATTAGCAACGCAATCGCTAAAAATTTCATCCCATCCACTAGCATCATTTGATCTTTTTAACAAAACAAATGATCCCTTACCTTTGATGTATGTCTTAGATAACCTAATTGTCGATCCTTTCTGAATAGTTGTAAAATCATCATTGATTAACAATTTTATTATTTGACCAACTTTACCGTTTGAAATCCCTGTTATTACAGTAGTAACTGTATTATTTGTTTCTAAATATTCGTTGATCAAACTAGCATCGATAGTTGTTGCATTTATTGTGTTAACAGTGTTATAAATAGAATTTCCGATGCTAGAATTAAAATTGTTGTTGGTGTCAAATTTATAGTTTTTTGCAAAGGTCGAGTTAAAACGTTCAACTATTCCTCTAAAATTATTACCGCCTATGTAAGTATTATTTGACCTAGCTACAGATATATTTTTAGTTGTAGTGTTTTGTATCGAAATACCTGTTATTGATACATTTTCAGCATCATTATAGGTTTGCCCAACAGGAGATGAAGCTTCATCTCCTATTCTTATACCGTAAGCCGAACAGGTATCTATATTACCACCTATTATTCTTATATTTCTTAAAATTATGTTGTTAGCATTTGTTGTCGAAGTGTAATCTCTCGAATAGATAGCAACTCCTGTATTTGTATTATAAACTTCACAATCTATTAATGAATTACTAAGGCACATAGAAGGAAAACTAGTGCCTGTTATATTATCAGATACTAAGGCAAATCCATCCTGTGAAGGTGTGAATGCTCGGCATTTAAAAAAAGTGGCGTTTTTACTTTTGCTTACAAATCCATGAATGCCGCCGTAAGAGTCACAGAATCTAACTATATTATTAGTTGCGGTACCTCCAAATTGCTCTATTAATACTCCATGATCTTGAACATTGAAAATACAATTTTCAATTAGATTTCTTGAGCCATTCGTTCTTATTGTTATTCCATTTCCTGCTAAATTAAAAATCCCCAAATTAGAGAAGAAATTATCACTCCCAACCACTGCAATGTTACCAATTATTTTACTACCACCAACTATTGTTGTGCCATTCCATGACGGCTTAACGCCCCTTAATATCTTATTGCTAAAACTATTTGCGGTCGAAATAGAGATATTATAATTACCCTCTGGAAAAAAAAGTTCATTATGCAGTCCTAATACAGTAACAATATTTTCGCTAAAATCGGTGATTAAATTAGGGAATATACCATACCAGGCAACATTCACTGCGCCTGAATAAATGCGTTTAATTCTCTTGCCGTCTGCTGTAACTAAAACGGTGCCTGTGTTGTCAGGGGTGGTGGTATCTGTAGAGTCATAATACCAATTTCCTTCTTGACCAATGTCGGTTGTTAAAAAATTAGGATTAGATAAAACTCCTGATAGCAATCTAATTTGAGTGATTGTTAATTTTCTAGCAAAAGGTAAATTAACAGGGTCAATTTTTTTCTGCAATCCATTTGCTTCTGTAGTTGTTAATGATGGCGTACTAGTAACGGTAGCTGGAGTTAATATCTTTAACGTATTTGTTGTAATATTCCCATATTTAGGATTTGGCAATGTTTGTCCGTATCCAGAAATCGTAAGTAATAATAAAAAAATTAGTTTTTTCATTTTTATATAAATTGAAGGTTTTTATTTCCTGATCCCGCATCAGGTATGAATGTAAATGTAATAATAGAACCTAATTGTGACCAGTATGCTAATTCCTGTAAAACACTTCCGTAATAGAAAGATTTAACTTTATCAGTTGTACCAATATCTATAAAATTATCGGTTCCATTTGCTTCAAATTCGAGTTGTACTGATAATGCATTTGATGATGATTTTAAAAACACCCAATCGACATTCGTGGTAGGAACAGAATTAGCTCCTGTAGAGTTCTGATAAACACTACCACCATAATTTACAGAAGCATTTATCTTGTATCTCCTTTGAGCATTCCAACTCTCATTCGTGTTTACTAATTGTATTTTACTTTGCATTGCTTGTTTTTTTAGGTGGAACATTTGGCTTATCAACAACCTCTTCTTTTGGAATAATTTTATCCTCTTCTAAATTCTTTTTAAAATTATCTTCCCAACTTCCTAAATTCAACAATTCATCCGCTTGCTCTCTGGAAATTAATTTTAGAGCTAACATCAACTCTATCGCTTTCACTTCCTTCAATGGATCTATGTGAGGCATGTTTTTACCAAAAAATCTACATTGTGAAAAACTTTCTATTACCATAAAGTTATTCCTGTTGTCAATGTAGCCACTAGCATTTATTTTATTAGTAAGAATTTGGAACTCTAGCCACAATTTATAAAAAGGAATGTAAAACTGTAGTGAAAAAGTATCTCTATCTACAGAAGTTGTATAACCAAAACTATTTATAGCAGCTCTTGATGCTGAGTAATTTGAACTATACTTACCCATTGCTACTTCTGGAGGAATATCTTGACCAGCACTAATTTGGTCAAAAACTGCTCCATGAAATTCTCCATAATTTGTTTCAATACTTGTGGAGAAGTCTTCTAATTTTGAACCAATAGGCATATTAAAAGTAGTTCCAGAAGTTTGTTCAGAAATCCTATTTGCTAATCCATCTGCCAAAGAAGCATCACTTGGAATATCTATCAATGTATTTCCTCTTTTTTGAGCAATTGCCCTATCAGTCGGACTTTCACCTGTAGATTCTTTATCGTGAACAATTGCATAAACTAAATTTGCCGCTTGTTCAGCTTTCGTGACAGAAGCCTCAGTATATCGGTCCAATTTATTAATTTTCTCTAATGATTGTGAAATTGCCGGAACAGCTCTTACATGATCGGGGCAAATCTTTTCACCAGAAATCATCCAAGCTAATCTTTTTCCTGTTTTTACACCATAAGCCGGAATCCTTTCATATTCAGTAATTAAATCTGTAGATTTTGGTTTTACATTCACATAGTATGCGATATGTTTTCCTTTAGAATCTATTTCAATTCCATGTTCAATTTTGTTTCCTGATTTTTCTGCATAATCATACCAAACATTTCCTATTTCTGGATTTCTAATATGTTCTCCAGAAACAAATTGTGCATTAGGACCATTATCATCATAACGAATAACACAAAGGCAATCTCCTCCAAGGAATTTACCTTTATAAAAATCCATTGCTAATTCATGAAGATTTTTTTCTTTAAGAAAATCACATTCTTTAGAGTTTGCATAAACCATAAATCTTGATTCAACTGTTTTTGTAAAAGCAGAAAAATCAAATTCTTTTATTCCTTCTGATTCTAAAACATCTTTATTTGGCTCACATTGTAATTTCAAACCAGAACCAATCGACCAATTAAAACGCTTTGAAGCAATAATTTTAACAATATCTTTAGTTGCATAAGCATCATAGGATCGCAGCCTTAATCTATCATAATCTGGTATATTATTTACTACTGCTCCAAGCTCCCCAAGGGTCTTCTCTCCGTCCCAATACTTATTTATAACCGGATAAACATGGCCATAACCAAAATTGCTGTTTTGGTAAACAACACTACTTGGCTCTGATTTAGTTTCCTGTTCAATCTTTTTATAACCAAAAAATTCTGCTAATCCCATATTTTCTATTTATAAATTTCCTCCTCTTAATAGCGTAACTCTGCCGTTGAATTTACTAACATATCTCTGCCTAGCCTGTTCCAAGCCTAATAAACCTTTGGTCATATCAGTTATATTTCGATAATTTGTTCTTAATTTCATCTGGCCATCATCCAATTCTACTTGATTTAAATGTCCTGACAATGTTGCTGTATCGATAGCTTTTTCCATTGCCTCTATCAATAAATCGTAAGTAGCTATCTTACCTAATAATTTTGATTTGCAGTCAAAATACTGGTCTATAGTCATATATTCTAAATTCATAGCTTTTGGTTTTTTAGTTAAAACAAAAAAAGGAGCATCCACTATAAATAGCGGACGCTCCTTTCTGTTAAGTTAAACGATGTTTCACAACAATGTTTTTAAATATTCTCTACAAATATATAAAATATTAAAATATAAAAGCCACTCGAAATAAATCAAGTGGCTTTCAGCAGAAAAACAAAAAACAATAAGTAAAAATAAGGATATACAAACTTACTGCTTTTTTTGTTATATTTTACTTATTTGGATGCTCTCTAAAATCACATCCTTTTTCTTCTCCTACAACTTCTTCTTGTAAAATATGAGTTCCTAAAATTTCAACTCTTGATTCATCGAAATAGTTTTTATCAGGGACTTTTCCATCTTTATCTACTTTAGGTTGCAAACCATATTGAGCGCAACCCGTAATATAAAAATGCTTTGAAGTAATCACTCCTTCGAATCCTGTAATCTTGTCTTTAGCTAATTTTCCTAAATTTTCCATATTATTTTGTTTTGGTTTTTACTAAGCCGACCAAGGCTGTTTATTTATGATTATTTTTTTATAAAAATTAATTTTAAAAAAATCCGACATAAAAATATTAATATGCCGGATTATAAATTCAATTCAACTGCTGATACCAATTCAAAGCACATCCCCCATTCATTATGGGTAGTATCATTTTTTGCTCGTTTGAATTTTAGTTTGAAAAGCTCAGCTAAACACGTGGTGCTTGTTGCTTTTCGGGTCCCAAATCTAATTACTACCTACTAGTAATTTACGGTTAAAAAATATATTATTTTTTTTCAATTTTGACTTCACTTACCTTAAACATTCCTGTCCTCCTTATCTTATCTCCGTTGAACTCTACTATAAAAATAGAATCATCAATAATCCTAAATTCATTGGTGTAAAAATTTCCATCAGGAGTAGATATTTTATATTCTCCCGTGTAGTAAGTTCTGCATCCTGTACACATAATCAGTATTAAAAGTAATTTTTTCATGATTCTAAAATATTAAGTGAATAATCAAAGCCAATATAGCAATTGGAATCAGAATAATTGCACAGCAGCCAACTCTGGCAAAAAAGCGTAGTAAATCAAATTCATTTTTCATAATGTTAGTTTTTAAGGTTTATTTTTTCCAGTAGTATCAACATTAAATGTTTTATCAAAATCTGATAAAGCATCATTAGCCCATTTTCTAGCTGTATATGCATCCTTAAGTGCCGAATTTGATTTCAAGTAAGTCTGATATATTTCAATCCAAACTTTTTCTCTTTTTGTAAATTTTTCTGTTTTCATAGTATTATTTTTTATATTGTTCCTACTTCACTATCAATTGAAATTAAAAGTTTTTGCCAAATGTTTCAGTTGGACCAGGACAAGCCGGTTTATAAACAGCAACCATTTGTATCTTATCTAATATTTCTATTTTTTTAGATGTTCTTTCAATAACGAAACTCATTTTTTCTAAATCAGCAGAATAATCAAATTCATCTAAAATACCCACATCTGGTAGCTTTAAATTTCTCATTTTCACAAAGGAATCCTTTTCAATACTTAAACAAA